AAGAAAAAGTTGGTAGAAAAGTTCGTTGGGAAGTTCAGTTTTCTAAAACTTCTCCAGCCTTTCAGTCTGGTGAGTATGATTTTTATTTTAGAGGTGATGATCTTGGTGTTGATTCCATCGGTGACTTGGTTGATACAGCAGAAGGTCTTGGGCTAATAAATCGTACAGGAGCATGGTATCAACTTGAGGATGGAACTAAAGTTCAAGGAAGAGATTCTTTAGTTGATAGATTTAGAGAAGACCTTGACTTACAAGACTCTATAAAGAATAAAATAAAAAATGTCTGAAAGATTTAGTATTTTTGCTGGACAGTTTATTTGTCAAAAATGCAATGAAACCACAGATGCCTGTAGGCTATGGAATGAAACAAAGGATGTAACTTGGATGTGTAGCAAAAAACATATATCTAAAGTTAGTTTAATTCCTAAAACTAAAAAGGATTATGATAATGAGTGAAAGATCTGAGTCAAAAAGAATAGGGGCAAAACAACATAAAAATTCTGGAAGAAATACAAAAAAGGGTGATGCAACTTGGAATAATTTTACTGTTGATTTTAAAGAATCTGCAAAATCATTTACATTAAATAAGGATGTGTGGGCTAAGGTTGTCACAGATGCAATTAAAAATAATAATGATCCAGCACTAGTTGTTGTTTTGGGAGAAGGCAATAAAAAAGTAAGGCTTGCTATAATAGAGGTTGATATATTAAATCAAATATTAGGAGATATGAATGAGCAATGATGCTAGTATTGTTCAAAAAAATACAGTTGTTTCTAATATTTTTTCCGATCATGAAATTGAAACACTATATATTGACATTAACCTAGAAATAGAAAAATATTATTCAACTCAAAGTCATTTAGGAAGGCTATACTCTATTTTATATTGGAAAAAAAATAAAATAGAAAATAATGAAACTGTAGACTTTAAAATAAACAACAGCATTGTTGAAACAATTGTAAGTTCTGCACAAAACCATTCTAATGTTGCTTTACAATTAGAAAGCATATCTTTTACCAGATATTCGCTTGATTATGGAATTCCAGAATTACCACCACACGTAGACACTAGTTTTAAACAGCCACGACTAACATTTGATGTACAATTAAAGGGAAATACTTCTTGGCCAATAGTTGTTGAAAATGATAAATATATTTTAAAAAACAATGAAGCCTTAATTTTTTCTGGAACCCACCAGATTCATTGGAGAGAAAGAAAAAGTTTTAATTCAGGTGAATATATAGACATGTTGTTGTGTCAGTTTTCAGAAGAAACAGCAGATAACAACTCTATTAGTTTAGATTTTATAAAACAAATGGACATAAAGCAAAAAACATTAAAGTTAAAGTATGAAAAGGGGTTAATTTAATGGAAACAACAACGCTAGACCAAATAAATGGATTGTCTGAAATAGCAGAGTATATGGAAGATGATGATCTTACAACTGCTTTAACTATGGTTGCAAAATTAATTGTTAAACCAGAAATACCAATTCAAGTGGCAACAGTTGAAATTGTTAGGCTTCAAGCAATTGCTGCAAAACTTTCATTAAAAGCAACTTGGATGGCAAATGTAGATAAAGCAAACAGGGCAAAGAAAAATATATATTATACTGCTGCAGAGGCTATTAATAATCTAGTATCCGCACTTAAGTATATTACGAGATAGTGTATAATTACATAGATAACAAAGGACATAGGGTATAAAAATGACAAAAAGTTTACTACAGCAGGTAATGGTAAAAGCAGCAAAGCCACAAAATGATATCGATACTGAAGCAATTGTAGAAAAAATACAGTCTGGCTATATGGTTGGTCAAGATTCAAAACATACACAAAAGAAGACTTTTGCTCCATCTGGACTAGTATATGGACATGGAGAATGTCCTAGATACTGGTATTTGGCGTTTGAAGGAACTACATTTGATAGCACTAATACACCATTTTCTGTTGCTAATATGTCAAATGGGTCAATGTCGCACGATAGAATTCAAAATGCTTTGCTTAAATCTGGAATTGCAAAAAAGTTTATAGATGAAAAAACTAATGAAGAAACAACAGAGTTTAAACTTGTAATAAATGATCCACCAATATATGGATATGGCGATGGAATAATTCTTTGGAACGATGAAGAACTTGTTATTGAGATTAAAACAGTAAATAATGAAGGCTTTGAGTATATTAAAAAAAGTAATAAGGCAAAAAATTATCATATTGCTCAGTTATTGATTTATATGAAAATATTAAAAATGGCCAAAGGTCTTGTAATTTATGAAAATAAAAACAACCATGAACTCTTAGTAATTCCAATCAGTGTTAATGATCACTATAGAAACTGGATAGATCAAGCATTTGAATGGATGAGAACTGTAAAGCAGTCTTGGAAAGATAAACAATTGCCACAAAAAAATTATAGAGCCAATTCTAAGATATGCAAAGGTTGTCCAGTGCAAAGATCTTGTGCTTTGGCAGAACCAGGTGTAGTAAAAATTAATTCTTTGGAGCAATTGAGTGAAGCCATGTGAGTGGTGTGAAAATGAATTTTTACCCACAGTAACATATCAGATTTATTGTAGTTCAGAATGCAGATCTGATGCAACAAAAATTAAAATTGCAGAAAAACAGGTAATAAATAAACGAAAAAAAAGATATGGCAAAGAAAGAAAGTGTGCTAGAGGTTGTGGAATTGTTCTTTCTGCCTACAACGATTCTAACTATTGTGACAATTGTGCAATAGACAATAAAAAAGTTTTCAAGGCTTTAAAAGAGTTAAAGGGGTTGATAGATTATGACGACAAGCGTTAAACCAGCAAAATTTGTTGCTATTGATGCAAGTACAAATAGTCTTGCCTTTGCACTATTTGAGTTTGGAAAACTTGAGATTGTTGGTAAAATAACATTTGAAGGAAGCAATATTTATCAAAAATGTATTGATGCATCTAAAAAAACAAAAGCACTTTTAGACTTAGATATGTTTTTAAATTCATCAATTATTATTGAGCATACGGTTTTTATGAATAGCCCTAAGACTGCTGCAGATCTTGCAATGGTACAAGGTGCAATTATAGGCGGTGCTGGTAATGCTGGAGTAATAGAGGTAGGCAAGGTATCTCCAATAACTTGGCAGAACTATATTGGCAATAAAGCATTAACTAAAGAACAAAAATTGGAAATTAGAGCAAAAAATCCAGGAAAGTCAGATGCTTGGTATAAATCTTTTGAAAGAAATTTTAGAAAACAAAAAACAATAGACTTAATAGAAATACATTATGATAAAATAATAGAAGATTATGATGTGGCAGATGCTTGTGGAATAGGGCATTGGGCTTTAAATAATTGGGAGAAAGCGATATAATGACATATAGAAATAGTTTTGAATACCCAGAAGAGGAGAATGATGTTGTGCTAAGTGTAACAACTTTATCTCCAACAAAATGGTTGTTGTTAGATCGTGAAACTGGTCAGATCTATCAGGGTAATCCAAAAGGTTATTGGGATAGGCTAGAGCCAGTTATCAAAGGAGTTGACAAAAAATAATATGGGTACTAAACTATATAAAAATGAGGCTTGGCTAAGAAAACGGTATATATCAGATAAGAAGTCTGTACAAGAGATTGCAAAAGAATGTGATACAAGTGCAGAAACAATTTATCTCTACCTTGCTAACTATGGATTAAGGAAGTCTAAACGTGGCTAATGATCTTAGAATTACAGTAGACCAGGTGAATCACCCTGAGCATTATACCTCAGACCCTTCTGGAGTTGAGTGTATACAAATTACCAGACATAGAAATTTTAATGTTGGCAATGCTTTTAAATATCTTTGGAGAGCAGGATTAAAGGATGAGTCTAAGCACATTGAAGATTTAAAGAAAGCAATTTTCTATATACAAGATGAAATAAATAGGCTTGAAGGAAAACATGTCTAAAGATCTTGAAATAGTAGAGCATTTAGATGAAATAAATAAAGTTGTTGAAGAATATTTAAAGGGTAGTGACCCAACCAAAATTTCTAAAGATTTAAATCTTCCAAGAACTCGCGTTGTTGCACACTTAAATGAGTGGAAAGTTATGGTATCCGCTAATGATGCAATTAGGTCAAGGGCTAAAGAGGCTTTGGCAGCAGCAGATGCACACTATGGAAAACTAATTGCAAAGTCTTATGAGGTTATTGATGAGGCTACCCTAAATAATAACCTTGGAGCAAAGACTGCTGGAATTAAATTAGTTTTAGATATTGAAGCAAAAAGAATAGAGATGTTGCAAAAGGCTGGTTTGCTTGAAAATAAAGAACTTGCAGAAGAAATGCTTGAAATTGAAAGACGGCAAGAAGTTCTTGTTGGCATACTAAAAGATATTGCTAAAGATCATCCACAAGTTCGTGATTTAATTATGCAAAAATTATCTGACATTGCAAAGTCAGATGAGGTGATTACAATTGTCCACGATGTTCAATGATTTTTTTGAAGCACTAGACGATAATCCATTTGAAGAAATTCCAGTTGATACAAAAACATTTGTTCAGTCTTTAGATTATCTTGGTCAACCACCATTGTCAGAAATACAATATGAAATTGTAGAGGCAATGAGTCAGATTTATAAAAAACAAGATCTTGAAAGAATAATGGGATCTGTTGAAGGAGCAAGGTACTATGAAAAATATACCAAAAACGAAATTATTTTACAACTTGGGAAGGGTAGTGGCAAAGACTTTACTTCAACTGTGGCTTGTGCCTATATTGTTTATAAGTTACTTTGTCTTAAAGACCCCGCGAAATATTTTGGTAAGCCGTCTGGGGACGCTATCGACCTTATTAATGTCGCTATCAACGCCCAGCAAGCAAAGAACGTATTTTTTAAAGGATTCAAAACAAAAATAGAAAAGTCTCCTTGGTTTGCAGGAAAATACAATGCAAAAGTAGACTCTATTGAATTTGATAAATCAATTACAGTTTATTCTGGACATTCTGAAAGAGAGTCACATGAAGGTTTGAACTTGCTTTTGGCAGTTCTTGATGAGATTTCTGGTTTTGCTAGTGAGGTTGGAACTGGAAATGAACAGGGAAAAACAGCAGATAATATATATAAAGCGTTTAGAGGAACAATTGATTCTCGTTTTCCAGATTTAGGAAAAGTTGTTTTGCTTTCATTTCCAAGATATCAAGGTGACTTTATTTCACAAAAATATGACAGCGTAATTGCAGATAAAGACGTAGTGCATAAATCTCATAAGTATACAATCAATCCATTACTTGGGGATACACCAGATAATACATTAGAGGTTGAATGGGAAGAAGACCATATTATTTCATATAAATTCCCTGGAGTTTGGGCATTAAAAAGACCAACATGGGAAGTAAATCCAACAAGAAGTATTGAAGACTTTAAGATTGCATTTTATAATGATTATGGTGATGCAATGATGCGGTTCTTGTGCATGCCTGTTTATTCTTCAGATGCATTCTTTAAACAAAAAGAAAAATTAGAGCAATGCATGACATCTCGTAATCCAGTAGATGAGTTTAGAAGATTTGATCCTGGATTCACTCCAGATCCAAACAAAACATATTATGTTCATGCTGACTTAGCACAAAGACACGATAAGTGTGCAGTTGCAATAGCACATGTTGAAAAATGGGTCAACCTTCAGGTTATTAAAGATTATGAACAGGTTGCACCAATAGTTGTTGTAGATGCTGTTGCTTGGTGGGAGCCTAAAAAAGAAGGTCCAGTTAATCTTAGTGAGGTAAAAAACTGGATTATAAATTTAAGAAGACTAGGATTTAATATCGGCAGAGTTACGTTTGATAGATGGCAGTCTTATGATATTCAGCAAGAACTTAAGGCAGTAAGCATAGATACTGATACAGTTTCAGTTGCTAAAAAACATTATGAAGATTTAGCAATGTTAGTTTATGAAGAAAGAATTGTTATGCCACAAATTCCTTTGCTTTTAGAAGAGTTATCAGAACTTAAGATTATGAAAAATAATCGTGTTGATCATCCAAGAAAATCTTCTAAGGACTTAGCAGATGCTGTGTGTGGTGCTGCATTTGGAGCAATATCCTATACACCCAAAGATAACAATTTAGAAATTGATGTATATACTTGGGCTGATGCAAATAAAGAAAGAGTACGTCAAGATATGAAAAGACGTGAAGCAGAAAGAAACAACGAGATGCCAGAAGACGTAAAAGAGTTTTTAGGAAAATTAAATTTGTTATGATTACAGTTTATTATGCTGTTAAAAAAATATCTAGTAGTGTAGACAGGGCTATTGACCCAAGTTCATTAATCAACATGCTTGTAGACTCTTTAGTGCCAGTATACAATGATTTAAAAAAGATTGAAAACAAAGAAATTGATAGCATAGGATCAATGTATTCTTGTAGGTCTTTCTTACAATATACAAAAAATATGTATTTAATGAAGAATCCTTTTAATATTAATGTTCGTATAGAAAAATCAAAAATTTTTAATTTTGGAGACAGATCTTTAGACAATTTATATTTGAACAGAGTTATGCAAACAACTAATGGACATAATTTAAACTATGAACCAGGATACATATTTTTTTCAGAAACTCCATTAGAGATAGAAGTGTTAAGTCCCTTTATGCATAAAAGTAATTTTTGCAAAAATGGGTATATTGTCCCAGGAAGTTATGACATTTCTAAATGGTTTAGACCAGTAAATCCAGCACTACAGTTATACGATAATTCAGATAAAGAGGTACAGTCTGATAAGGGTGACCCATTAATGTATATTAATTTTAAAACAAATGAAAATGTAAGATTAAAAAGATTCAATATAACCCAAGAAATAGAAAATATTATGTATGCAACAACAGCATATAAAAAATATGATTCAAATAGATCATTGTCATACCTATATGATAAATTTATTCAAAGCGGTCTTAATAAAAAAACTCTAAGACTAATCAAAGAAAACTTAATTTGACGATATTTCAAGACATCTGCTATAATAGAGTTCTGGCGAAAAGGTCAGATAAATAACGAAAACAAGGAGAAATGAATGAAATCATTCAAGAAGATCGCCCTCATTGTGTCTGCAGCACTTTTGGGTTCAATGGCAGTTGGAACTCCAGCACACGCTAATGTTCCTACCGTTGTTGTTTCTGTAAACACAGTTGCAGACAACG